GGACCCGTAACACGCAGCTTGGTAGTGCGGCCGGCATTGTGCTGGCTGCCTTGGCTGGAGGTCGTGTGGGGTACTTGGCTTGGAAGATACCGGACGATAACCGTGGTAAGAGTGTGGCTGAAGTGTGTCAGAAGTTTTGGGCACACATATACGCTCGATCATGGGGTAAACCTATTTTCGTCTCCGATGGGCGTGGTGGAGAGGTTTGAGGATGCCTTTGAGCAGGTCGTTGACGTTGTTGACGCTGTTGTTGAAGATACCTTGGCCGACCCTACGTTCGAATGCCAGTTGGAGCCCCGCGCTCGGGACGCAAGGGTGGTTGAACACGAGAGAGAAGTGGCCATCTTTGACGAGCGCGACCCAGCTGATGAGTCCAAGGCACCAGAGCTTGAATTGGACGACCTACCACTCATTGTCGTGAATGGGAGGTGGAAGGAGGTGGTTGCACACTGTGTTGCAGCGTCAAAACTGAAGTTTGGCGGTGCCAGTGGTGGCCTCGTTGAGGATACACCCGTTATGAGGAAAACGGTATGGGCGTATCTTAATCGCTATTTGGTTGATGACCATAAGCTTGTGAAGGGACAGGCTCTGAGAATCATCCAGATGGCGGTGCCTCTTGTTTTCGTGCAAACAAGAGAGGAACGTGCTGTTGCACGTTTGGAGCGGGTCAACATAGGCCGGCAGATGAGGGCGAGAGAAGATGGGATTGGACTTCTTTCGACCATTGCTGAGGTGGTTGTTGACGGCCTCGGGTTGCATTGGACATCCAGATTGCTGGGGGTGTCGCGACCCGGGGCACCGCGTGGTTAGGGGTGTCCTGGGGCATATCGCGGAATGGATGCGACGCGTACTCGAGTGAAGGTGGCTGACATATCTAATGTCTACCGCCGTCGTGAGGGGAAGCGTCGGGTGTCCGGCGTAACCGTGGTCCCTGCCCTAGGACAGCCCCGTGAGAGGACGGTGACAGTGTTGGCCGGTATCGGCAACTCTGCCCCGTTCTCGTGTCACAACGCAGACTTGCTGGCACTGGAGAAAGCAGTGGTGGAACGTATCATGTGCGTCAAACGACCAAAAGCACCCGAAGAGGAAAGGGTGTTGTCGGTGAATGACGTGTGGGAAGGGTTCGCATTGCCTCCGGCGCCTGATAAGGGTTTCTTTCGTAGTTCCACTCGTAACTACATCAACCAACTCAAGAGTAAATTGACCAACCATGTTCCTGTTTCAGTTGAGGCTTTCGTCTCCTATTACAATGGACAGAAGAGGACAATTTATGAGACCGCTGGGGCTGCCTATGAGAGAGGCGAGCTTCGCAGGTCACACTCATACGTGAGTGCTTTTGTGAAGGATGAGAAATCTGAAAAGAATGGGGTGCCTAGGGTGATTCAGCCTAGGAATCCTATTTACAATGTCGCTGTTGGACGGTATCTGAAACCAGTCGAACATGAAATCTACGATGCCATTGACCGAGTGTGGGGTCAAAACATTGTGATGAAGGGCAAGAATGCGGACCAAGTTGGGAGACAACTGTGGTCGCATTGGCTCACCCTTAAGGATCCATGTGCCATATTTCTTGACGTTTCGCGGTTTGATCAGCATGTTCACACTGATGCCCTAGGAGTGGAGCATAGTGTTTATTTGAACATGTATGAGAATGATCCCGAGTTACGTAAGTTGCTCTCGTGGCAGTTGGAGACCAAAGGGTTCGGACGTCTTCCCGATGGGGACGTGCGATATTTCGTTAGGGGTAAGCGTATGAGTGGCGATATGAACACAGCCGTGGGCAATATCATCTTGATGACCGCTATGGTTTGGTCCTTCTTTAAGCAGTACAGAAATGCTGCTGGTGAGAGGGTAAAACACACAGGTGGAAACAACGGTGATGATCACGTGCTGATGGTCGAACGCTGCGAAGCCGCGCGGATTATGGAGGTTATGCCTGCCTGGTTCTTGCGCATGGGCTTTACGTTGGTGGTTGAAGGATCCACCACACTCTTTGAAGAAATTGAGTTTTGCAGATCTCATCCTGTGCTCGTAGACGGGGAGTATAGAATGGTGCGGGGTGTGGTTGACACACTCTCGAAAGACTTAGTGACAACACAACCAGTGCAGAACTCTAAAGCATGGTTGCGGCGTAGACGTGCAATTGGGGAATGTGGCCTCGCTCTAACGAGTGGTGTGCCTGTTTTTCAGGAGTTCTACAGCTGCTTGTTACGCGGCACTGAAGCCGTGGAGGCTGTGGGATCACAGCCTGTTACTGGGATGGTTATGTTGGCAAAGGGCATGATGGCCAGACACCACGAACCTACGGACGATTGCCGTGTGTCCTTTTGGAAGGCATACGGAATTGACCCGCATCACCAAACGCTCCTCGAGGAGGTGTGGCGCAACACTGATTGTGTTTGGCGCCCGCCCGTCGTGTTGCCGATGGACGAACGCCCGCCGCCGTTGGTGTACATATAGATTGTTGAGTTATTGAAGTTATGTGTGGTTAT